GATTACACTCTCCATAAATACAAACGCTTTATGAAACGCATCCTTGAGGTTTTTATGCTCAATTTGGCAAACTGTGCCCTCATATTCTAGTGTAACTTTCCAGCCTTTTTTAGTTTTCTCTCTTTTAATCTTCATTTTATTCTCCTTTTATAGTTTGTGATTTTTCCCCGGCGTGAAGTTTTCCATAACAATTACAGTTCATCGTGTCCGGGTGTCCGCATCTAATATACTTCCCATTTTTAACCCAGGTTTGTTTTGTGTAATCGTACCCATTGAACAGTACGCCATTTTTATATTCGTCTAGTGTTGCTCTCATTTTGTTTATTCTCCTATACTATATTAAATAATTTCTCTGCTTTTGGCTTTTCTTCTGTGATGCTCAAGATTGTGATAGTTGATAGTCTCATCTTATCAATGTCAAGTTCTGGGAAACCCCCGATTCTATTCTCTTGCTTGATAAACCATTTTTTAGGATTTACCAATGTCCTTCTAAATAACTGGCAGGCGTTGGCAATGGTTATAGATCGGCTGCTATCAAGTCTTTTTACTCTTACAATATAAGTTTTATATCCTGTATGATTGTAATTAGCTTCGATTTTGAATCTAGTTATTTTCATTAGTTTAGATTTGCTAGTTTGTAAGTGCCATCATCTATCTTGGCTTGCGTCTCTTTGGTAGTTTCTTCTAGCCACTCATTTCTATATTTACTAGTTGTTCGGCTATAATTCCAATAATATTCATCTAAAGTTATTTTTCTATTCCAATCAATAAAGCCTATTATTGATTTATAACTCTGGAAATATATTCCCTCTTTGGTTTCTATGATGAATTGATTAGCCACCTTGTTACCGTTGGGGCTGATCATGTTTGATACTTTTGGCATTGTGTTGCCTTTCTCGCCTATTTAATAGGCATTTTTATTTAATGTTATACACAGCATAACAGAAACGACGAACGAAACAAGGGGTAGTTACCTCAAGAGAATGAGCAATTTTGTGTAAGGCTTACACTAATTAGCACTAAATAAGAGATTACACACTGATGCGGGTATGCTACACTAATAATCATATGACTAACACAAGCACAGCGTTGAGCCTAACCACTAGAGAGAAAATCTCACTAAGTAAAACTAAATACACCAAATCCGTCTTGATAGATGGCGGCGTAAAGTATATTGATCGCATTTTAAACGCTAAGAAGGAAGAAAAGCTAATCCCTTCTATTGTTGGATTGTGTTTAGATATTGGTATATCTCGCAGCCGATTGTATGAATTAGCGGAAAAATGGCAAGAGGTGTCGGACATATTAGAGTATGTGCGAATGTTACAGGAAGATAAGGCATTGCAGGGTGGAATGACTAACAGGCTCAACCCAATCTTCTCTATGTTCTTACTCAAAGGCAAACACGGATACCAAGACCAAGCCCCTCAACTCAACCAGACCAATAACTTTAATGTAAGCCCTGAGCTATTAGCTGACGCTGTTAAGCTGATGCGATCTAAGAAGAAGTAAGTGTGTAAGCGTTGCATATAATCCGCCCTATTAAGAAGAAGTATATATATAGTAGTGTGTTGTTGTTGTTCGTTGGTGATGTCTGAGATAGTCTCTAACTGTACTAATAAGTGTACTCAACCACCAAGCCAGACTCTAACCAATAAGACTATATGTGTTATAAGGTGTGTGCTGGTGGGGGGGGTGGGGTGTGTGTGTACTTGAGGTAGACAGTAGGGGGTAGGGGGGGTGGGGGGTACTCTAATAAAACCAGTTGGGACTCCAGATGTAACTAAGGGGTGAGTAAAGTAATAGACCCAAGCCCATGTAGATACAATATTTACAAAGGCACGCATACATGCCATAATAAGCACGCATCCAGAGGTCACAGGAAAGGTAAAAATGGCAAACATAAACATAAAACAACACTCTAAACAGGGAGGATTAGCTAGAGCTGCAAAACTCTCACCTCAAGAGAGATCAACCAGTGCAAAGATAGCTGCTAAAGCACGATGGAAAGCCTACAGAAAGATAAAGAATCACAAATGCAATAATTACTGCGAGTGTAGTATCTGTGGCAAGCCAAAGTTTATATGTAAATCAAAGAACCTGCATCCCTTTAGCTGTAAAAAATTATTATAAAAAATATAAAAAAGACCTCAATGTACTAGGTGTAGGAGGCAAGGATTTGCCGAGTGATAAAACTTGTTGGGCGTTTATTCCCCCGCCGTATCTAGCTAAATAGCCTTCTCGTATATTCACCTTGCATGGCAGTAATTTTTGTTTTTGAGGTGTGTTTACTCACCACCCGCCTAAACCTCCGTTAGCGTCTACCTATTCCGCCACTCCTACACTTAATACACTTTATTTCTTGAGGTCTTTAATTAGTTCACTAAATGCTTTACCAAGTAATTCATCTTCGATGATATTGTCTTTACCTTTAGAAATTGCTGTATCTGCTTCAAAGACTGATTTGTTGATCTCAGCTCTCTCAGGACTATCAATCTTGAGTTTATCTCTTTTTAAGATAAAGGCTGTTCTTTTCAACCCAAAGTAGATGATATTAGCTTTATTCTCAGCCATCCTACCTTGGTAATGATTCTTACGCTCTATTGCGGATTCTAATAATGTGTTTTCTTTCATAATTCCCTTTCTTGGTATTATCTCCACTATACTGACCGACATACTGATTGTCAATCCTAGTAAATGTGTATATACTGGTTATATGAACATAGGTTACATCGGCAACTTTGAAGCTCCCCACTCAACAGAAAATGATAGAGCCTGGGCTTTTAACAAGCTTGGACATCAAGTTATAGCCTTCCAAGAGAATAAAGTTATTGTTCAGGATATACTTGATAAGTTACCAGATGAACATTATTCTGATTCAGAAATATCACCCAGTATAGATTTACTTGTGTATTCTCATACACATGGTTGGGAGATAGAGGGTTTAGAGGCAGTCTTTAGGTTTTGTAAGAAAGTCAAAGTTCCAGTAATCTCAGTCCATCTAGACAGGTGGGCTTGGCTTGAGAGAGAGAAGGATGTAGGAGTAGAAGCCACCTGGAAAGTAGATCACATGTTTATGGCTGATGGCTCTCCAGAGGCAGTAAAACTTTATGAAAACAATAATATTAACTGGACTTATCTCAAGCCTGGTGTAGATGAGCGAGGTTGCTATATGGCAGCTCCAGACCCAGTTAAGTATCCGCATGAAATTATCTTTGTAGGATCTCATGGTTATCATCCCGAGTATCCTTTTAGACCTCAATTAATTGACTTCCTCAAGGAAACTTATGGAGAAAGATTTGGTCACTATGGAGGTGATGGTCTTGGAACAATAAGAGGACATGATCTCAATGTACTCTATGCCTCCGCTAAAATCGTGGTGGGGGATAGTTGTTTCGGAGATAGACCAAAGTATTGGTCTGATAGAGTGACCGAGACCCTTGGCAGGGGCGGTTTCCTCTTACATCCTAAGGTAGCTGATCTCCCACCTAACCTATTTGGATCTTATAGGGCTGGAAATCTTAATGATGTTAAGGCTAAAGTAGATATGTGGCTTGGACTAGAGAAAGATAGAAAAAAAGTACAGAGAACTGGATTTAGACATGTAAAAAAATATGAAAATTACACAGTAAGAGCAAAGGAGATACTAGATGTCATGGAAAAAAATTAATTATCTCCGTCATGGGGAAACGAATAAATATGATCATCAGATTTGGCTTCCAGAGCCATTAGCTAATTGGGATGTCTATGATTACTGGGAAAAAGAGCGAGTTAGGTCAATGGAATCAAAACTCAATAAAAATGATATTCTCTTTGATATTGGAGCAGAAAGCGGTTGGATGAGTGTTGTTTTTGCTAAGTTTTGTAAAGTCTTCTTAATTGAGCCTACTAAGGAGTTTTGGGCTAATATTTACCAGACTTGGATTAAAAACAGAACTGAAATGCCTATAGGTTTTTTCTCTGGGTTAATTGGCAAAGAAACAAATATAACTGAATTTCCAGAATTTGATAAATTTCCACACGAAATTCTTGATGAAATGATTGATAAAAATAAATATCAATATATCCACCAACATTCAGACGATATTAAAATGATGTCCCTTGATGATCTAGTTAAAGAGTCAGGCGTAACACCAACAGCTTTAACCATTGATGTTGAGGGCGGAGAATTTGATGTTTTAATTGGTGGATCAAAAACATTATTAGAAAACAATTTAAAGGTTTGGGTATCAATTCATCCTGATTTACTAGAAAAAGATTATGACAATCAGATAGATGGTATTCATCAATTTATGAAAGAGCGTGGTTATTTAGGAGTACATTTAGCAACAGACCATGAGGAACATTGGTTTTATGAAAAAAGGTAGACATAAATTAAAAGTAGGAGAGTTTAATAATTGTAGAGCTGGTCATAAAAAGCATGATAGGTTAATTGTTGATACCGTACTTGGTAAGATGACTGTTTATGATTACAAGAAATACATGGATTTCCCAGGATATTGTACTGGTCAAGATGCTATATCTAATACCATAACTAATTCTGGTGCTTGGGAACATGCTTATTTTAAACCAATAAGTAAAATTTTAAGGGATGGTGATAAATCTAATCTGGTTATTGATATTGGTTGTCATATTGGTTGGTATTCAAAAATGGCTGCTAATGCTGGTTATGAAGTCATTGCTTTCGATGGAGACAAAGAGAATTTAGAACTTTTAAAACTTAATGTACCAAGTGCTCATTCTGCTCATATCTGGTTTGAAAAAGATATGAAAACTGTTTTTAATTGTGATCAAGAGGTTGAACTTATGAAAATAGATATTGAGGGAGCAGAAGAACACGCTATTCATTATATGAGAATGATTCTACCTAAAACAAAAAATGTTTTTATGGAGATAACTCCAATATTTAATGATTCTTACCCAGAGTTAGTAAAAACAATAATTAAAATGGGTTTTGATGTATTTGAGTATGATGGGATTCCCTTTAATTTTAATTATGATTTTGATCAAAAAGACTTATTATTTAAAAGGAGACAATGACACTTAATATCAGTGAGAGACTTATCAATCCTAATACAAGAATTTTAATTTATGATTTACAAACAGATCTTGGTTTTGGTAAAGGAATGTCTTTGTTTGTTGATGGTCTAGAGATACTTAAATATAATCTTATTGGTGATGCTTATGAGGAATGGTGTCCTCTTAATAAAACATTTCTATTTCCATTTGGTATTACCTATGAAGAAAAGGTAAATTTAGCTTTTAGCAACATGCTTCTTCATCATCGTAATGTTTTAGATATTTGTGGTATTACCTCTAAAGTAGATGCAGAAGAACTTAAAGACTCACTTTATTGGGTAAAAGATCAATTCACCAAACTTGATACAAAGGTTTTTATATCTGTTGGTGGTAAACAGGAGAGGTGGGGTAATTACCTGGGAATAAATAAACATCATGTAGAGGTTAATGGCGAAACTCTTTTACAAAGAATGGTTAGACTTTTTAGATCGTTTGGAATCACAGATATTTCTCTTGTAGGTTGGGATGAGAGTTATAAACTACCTGGGGCTAAGTTTTTATCACCAGAAGTAGATAAGAGTAAAGGTGATGCTAATAAATATCTAAGTTCACAAGATTACTGGAATAAAGATGGCAGAACTATAATTGTGTTTGGGGATGTCTATTTCTCAGATTTAGCTGTTTATAAGATGGCTTTTGATCAGAATAGGGATTGGACTCTTTTTGGTAGAGCTACCAACAGCACTATTGGTAAAACTCATCCAGAACCTTTTGCTATTAGTTTTTATCCTCACGAGATAGATTTAATTAAAAAGTGTGCTGATAGATGTGTAGATCTATTTGATAAGCAAATTGCTAATGGGATTTCCCTTTGGCATTTATATCGGGCTTTAGTTGGACTTCCTGATGAATTGATGAACAAAGAGTTATTCGGAGAACATATAGTGGATATTGATGATTTAACTGATGATTTTGACCTTAAAGAAGATTTCCATAGATTTTTTAGTAGAAAAGACTTATGAATAGACAAACTATGTAATTAGTCAAAAAAGGGGTCTATGTCATGAACAGTGGACATGGATTAATGCAATAAAAGGCGGAAATGAGGCATTTAAAGAGGTTAACCTCAAGGAGAAAAAATAAAAAATGGCTAATATCACGTATTTATCAGTAAAACCAATCGTTCCAGCTAAAAAAGGAGAATATTGGGATCAGACTTTTATAGAAGATATGTTAGAAGACATTGGTGAATCAGATCGCCATGTTTTTATAATTCCTGGTAAATACCAAGGTGATGATATTTCAATGAAAATCATCAACGAGAGACTCTCAAAGTATGACAAGATCTTAATTTTCATCCACGGTGATGAAGAAGGTAGATTTAATGTGGATAATCTTACACATCCCGATAAAATAGTTTATTCCCAGTATGGCAATGGTGGATTTATGTTCCCACTTGGATACACACCCACTACTCGCAGAATCCTAAAAGAAACTGGGTATCGCAATAAAGACATGAACTGGTTTTTTGCAGGTCAGATTACTCATACTCGCAGACAGCAGTGTGCTGAGCAACTTCGCAAACTTACTGATGGAAACTTAATTGAGACTGATGGTTTTACTAAAGGTATCTCACAAGAAGATTACTTAGAATCTATGGCTGAGGCTAAAGTTATTCCATGTCCATCAGGTGTTGTATCAGTTGAGTCATTTAGATTATATGAAGCCCTTGAAGCTGGTTGTATTCCTATCGCTGATGATGTCTCTCCAATGAAGTCCTACAGTGAGTCTTACTGGAATAAGGTCTTTGGTGGAGTTTCTTTCCCAACTTTCGCTGAATATAAGAAGTTACCAGAGCTTATTAACCAAGCAGTTACAGCAAAAGACTATGGATCATTTGTTTTTGCTTGGTGGATTAACAAGAAACACCAGATTAGAGAACAGCTTAAAAAAGATCTAGGAATCTCTAAGCCTGATATGGTAGCTGTAGTTCCAGTCTCTCCAATCAAATCTCATCCAGATACCTCAATTTTAGATGAAACTCTTAAATCAATCAGAGTCCATACAGATTGCCCAATCATTGTTACCTTTGATGGAGTCAGAGAAGAGCAGGAAGAAATGGAGCCAGCTTATAGAGAGTTTATCAAGAGGATGCTCTGGAAGATTAACCACGAATACAAGGATGTACTCCCTGTTATTTTTGGTAAACATAACCACCAGAGTGAGATGATGAAGACAGTGTTAAATCAGATTGATATACCAATGATTCTTTATGTTGAGCAAGATACTCCACTAACTCCTGATAGAGATATAGATTTTGAAAAGTGCAAGGATTACATAAAGTCAGGTAAAGCTAATGTTATTCGCTTCCATTTTGAAGAAGTTATCCCTGAGCCACATGAACACCTAATGGTTGGAGAAGTAGAAGATGGATTCCAAAAGACAGTTCAGTGGAGTCAGAGACCTCACTTAGCTTCTCAAGAGATGTACAGAATCATCATGGGTTTATTCTCAGAAAATAGTAACTGCTTTATTGAAGACTACGCTCACGGAGTTTTACAAGATTTATGGAATGAGCAAGGAATGGCTGGATGGGAAAAGTGGAGAGTCTGTATCTATCATCCAGAGGGGGGCATCAAACGTAGTTATCACACAGACGGAAGGGATGGGGGTAAAAAGTATGATGAAAAACAAATATGGTAGGAATTTTAGTTTTCGCAAACCAAGGCGGTCTAGGTATCCAAACCAAGAGACTATACAACATGTTAAATCCAGACAAGGTTTTGCTAATAGACTCTCGGGGATTCTCGAAGAACAAGAAGATGAATCGGGATTGGTATCCAGAGGAAATCACAAAGGTCACAGACGGATTCCCAAATAATAGAGATATTCTAGATTGGATTCCTGGCTTAAAGACAGTGCTGACTGTGGAGAACCCTTATAACTTCTTTTTGATTAAAGCTTGTAGAGAGCGTGGTATCAAAACCATTGTTCAATCTAACTATGAGTTTAACGAGAACATCTATGCCCCTCACTTACCTGTCCCCGATCTGTTCTTAATGCCTAGTTATTGGAAACTCAAAGAAATGGAAGAGAAGTTTCCAGGTAGGGTAATGTACCTCCCACCTCCAATAGACCCAGAAGAGTTCAAGGATGCTAGAGAACACCCAGTAAAAAGAAGAAGATTCTTACATATTGTTGGTGTACTGGCTCATGAGGATCGTAATGGAACTATGGATTTACTCAGAGCTGTTCGCAGATGCAAGGAAGACTTTGAGCTAGTCATCCATTCCCAGCATAAACTACCAGACCACTACATAATTGATGATCCAAGAGTTACTTACAGGGTTAAGAACTTTGAAAAGAATGTAGATCTGTATATAGGATTTGAGGCTTTGATCTTACCTAGAAGATATGGCGGA